AGGTAAGATAGGTGAGACATTGAGTAAGTCTATAGCTGGTGACTGTGTCAAATCTTGTAATGTCTCCCTGAGCGAGTGCATAAATTGATTGATACCAACCCCATTGTTTTCCAAATTGAGCTTGTTCGCTAAACTCGTTTGCGTCTTCCTGTTCGTTTTTATCTGCCGTTCCAAATAAGTAAGCGTAGCTGCTAATAATTCGCTTCCTAAATTCCAAAAAAAAATACTTGAACTTATCGCTATGTCAACTGGCGTGAACTTCATTAACTCGTGCATTTCTTCCATTGGTGTATAGTCAACTATTTCGTACTTGTCTTTGAACTTCATCTTTATAGGCCTGTACATTACAGCCATTGCTTTGTGGTAGTCTTCCCACTTTAGTAAATTGTTTTCAAGGTCTACGTATTCGCCAAAACTTATTTCTTCAAGATTAGTTATAAACCCAAATTCTTGTGTTCCTATTTTAAACGTTGGTTGAAACTTCGGCTTTTCGCTAAACAACTTTGTGAAGTGTGTTATTAATTCGTTTAAACTTGTGAGCTTCATTTTTACAATATCCTTTAATTCTATTCCGCAAAATATTTGAACCATTTTTTGTGCTATAAATTCTTCGTCGTTGCTTCCTTGCTGAACCTTTAAAAATTCTTGGTAGCTTTTTAATGGTATTTCATTTAAAGTTGTTGGTACGTTTATTTCTAACTTCATATATCTATAATTAATTATTTGCTGTTTTGTTGTGTTCGTTTTTTTGTATGTAATCGTATGCTTGTTTTAACATATTAATATCTCGGATGTCACGTAAATAAATACGAACCTTTACACCTTTTTTTTGGTATATGTAAATTTGTACGCATTGCATCATTACTTCTAAATCGCTCATCGTATAAAATATTGCCCGTGTGTATTGTTTAACCCTAAAGTTTCCATTTCGTGGTAACGTACAGCATCTATTGCGTGGTCGTTTTTGCCCTGCGGTTTGTTTAATGTTTTACCAGACTTGTCAGCGTCCCAACAATAAGCCCTTAACTCTTTAATAAGGTTTGTGCTTTGTGATGTAACTAAATAATTTTGTGACTGCATTATTTGTATTCCGTAGTTTACACTATCTGCGCCCTTTGTTACTCCTTTAATTTGTTGCCCTGTTCTTCGTATTTCTTCAATGCTTTTTGGTTCAGAACTATCTGCGTATGCTATTACGTGTTTTTGTAGTTTCTTCGCTATGTCGTTATTTAATAAACTTGTTTGGTAACATATTTCGTTAAGTATTCTTTGCCCGTTGTAATTGTAAACTTCTACTATGCTTGTCGGGTCGTTTGAATACCCAAAGTCTAAACCGTAACCAAGTAACCGTGCTTCAGGCGGTATGGTGTCAATTAATTTGTAGTTTGAAAATATAACTCCTTCTAACATTCCGACAAGTCCTTCGCCATATACCCGCCACCAATTAGCCCAATAACTGCTTGTCGTGGCTTTTAAGCGGTTCTTTTCTATTTCCGCTACTATTCGTTCATCTAACGCTTCGTTGTCCTTGTACGTTAAAATTAAAAAGTCTGTGTCGGGTTCGTCTTTTAGTTCGGTATGTACCCAAAATTCATTCGCTGGGTTAAAGTCAAGGTATATTCGTTTTTTTGTACGTATTGCAAGTTCGTTATATGCTTCAAAGGTTACGTTGTTACATTCGTTAATATAAAGTATATCACGTCTTGCACCCCTTAATTTTGAACTATCGTCTGCGCTAAAAAATTCTATATAAGAACCGTTTGAAAATTCGTACCGTAATAAAGATTTGTTAAACTTGTCTTCAAAGAACCTGTTACTCCAACGCATTATTTTAACGAAGTCTTTTAATGCACCCCTTCGTAAGTGTGGTATGCTTTCTGCAACAATACTTATTTCCGTGTTTTTATGCTTTGTCGCTATGTCTATTAATAAAGGAATAACCCCGAAAGTTTTACCCGCTGAAGTACCGCCTTGAATTATTTTTATTCGCTTTTTTAACTTTGCAATTTTAGTTATTGCAGTCGTCCGTATTAACATCTGGAAATAAAGGTTGTTCTATAAATTCTTCACTTAAATTGTGTTGCATACTTAACTTGCGTAATTCTTCATCTGTTGAAAGTAATTTCATTAAACCCATTTGTAAAGTTGCGTTATCTGATTTGTACCACTTATTTCGCATTGAAACTTTTATTTCAACTTTTACTTTAGTTAGTTCGTCTTTTATAGTTTCTAATTTTTCTAATTCGTGGTTGTAAAAAGTTGCTGAACAAATTGGTAAATATGCTATTACGTCTTGAATAAAAAACAATTTATTTTTTTGTATTGCTTCTATAGACATTTTTTCTAATTCGTGTTTTAAATATTGTTTTCCCATATTTTTTTATTTTAGTCCTTTAAACGCTTTCAATGGATAGAATATTAAACTGTTTCTATAACCACCTTCGTGTGTTGGTATTATTGGTGTTACTCCGTGTACGTTTCTCCAAGCTGGGTAAACTAAAATTGAATTATCTACTTGTCCTATCGTTGCGTTATAATCAGGAACGTGTAAATCTCCGCCTTTTGCGTTTTTTTGTTTACAGATAATTACGTTTACTGCTCCGACAATATTACCTGTATCTCTATGGAAAGGTGCAGATATATTATAATTCGAAATTGAACTTGTGAATAAATTACCAAACTTCCATTTGTCTGGCACTTGTTTAAACAATTCTATTTGTTGTTCGTATTGCTTTGGTAGTATTTCTTTTATAAGCTGTTCGCTTTCTCGAGCCAACATTAACATCGCTTTTATAAATGTTTGTGCTTTTGGTTCTGAATGTACTTTTGATATCGTTGGATATGGTCTTCTAACAATTGGTTTTGGTGGTATAGAGCCTAATAAAGTGCTAAATTGTTCTACCTTTTGGTCTGCTTGGTGTGCAAATTTTTCTTGTATTTCTTTTATGGCTGATTTTTGTTTTATACTTGAAATTCTATCCATTAATGCCTTAGGAACATTTTTACTCCTAAACTCAGCATTAGCCAAGTCTGCAAGTTTGCACATTTTTTCAGGCATTTTTGTAAGATAGAATCCTATTGGTTCTCCGTCTGCATAAAAGATACAATCTTCTGTCACATTAGGCTCAATATACTCGCACGCTTCTCCTATTTTTCGATTGTGTTCAAGTTTAATTAAATCAATACGTTTCATTTTACTTGTTTTTTATAATGAATTGCTAATGCTTTTATATCAGTTTTCATATCAACACGTTCGCCTTTTCTTTTTAAAGTTACAAACGGATACCATTCTTTACACATTTTTTTTGCACTTTCCTCGTCTTTTTTAGCTTTATATTCATTTTGTAAACCGCCAACATTTGTTCCAACATCAGGACAAGAAAACCAATAATGGTTAAACCTTAAAATACCATTTCCGTTTTTAATTGTTTGAAGTGCAAAATCTCTATCTTCTTTTAAATTAAATTCAGGTCTATAATTCCATTTTATTTTTGATACGTTTATTAAAACGCAAACCTCAGCAAACTTTTTATTTACTGAATATTTTGTTTTTTCGTGCCAAGCGTGTTGAGTGTAATTTATTCCTATTAATTCAAATGGTAATTGTTTTGCTTTGTTTAAAATATCATTCCAAATTGAAGCATCTTTTTTTATTGTTTTGCCGTTGTATATTCCAAAAGAAGTTACATCATCATCACAAATTAAAACCCACTCATAATCATTTTGCTTTGCATAGTTAAGCATAAAGTTTCTTACATATCCTATACCTTTATCATTTTCTAAAATAGATATTTTATTTGGAACTTGATATTTTTCAATTTCTTGCGGTTCTATAAAATGAAAAACTTTTATGCCAACATCTTCAAAAAGTTTATAAGTTTTTGTGTTTAATCTTCCTTTTGTCGGTATAAAACAAATCATAGTTTATTCTTTTCAGCTTTCAAATATTCTATAATCATACCGCCTAAATACGCTTGTCTCTCTCTCCAAAACTTAACAAGGTCAG